CCACTAAAACCATGTGATGAGAAATCAACAACTACATTTACACTTTGTGCATTGTCACCAGTAGAACTACTGAATGATGGATAGTTAATTGATTGAATTGGATGATGTTCAAACGACCAACCAGAAAGGTTGCTTGATAATGAAACAGTATCTCCAACTTCAAATGGAGCACCAATTACACCCTGTGGGAAAAATATAGTTGTAACCCCACTTGCTGCAGGACTCTTTATCACATTAACCACTCGTTGAGAACTTGGTTGCCCTAAGTTAATTAAAGCAGTTCCTCCCGCAGGTACATAATAATTTGCTTCAGTTGATACTGGTGTTGAACCATATCCAACATGAGCACCTTGTGTTAAAGCTACTACTCTCAAAGTATCACTCTTTTGATCAAATTGAATTGATTGAGCACTGGTAGTGCTGTATGCAAAAGATGTACTATTACCGACTGGTTGATGTGCAGCCATTACTCTTCTTCCTCAGTTGTTTCTGGTTCTGTTGCGTCTGCAACTGGTTGATCATCTACTTCAACTTCACCTTCTATTTCAGGAACATCGTTCCCAAACAGACTACTTGCAATTTCTGGCTTTAAAGAGTCAACTTTATCAGCCGTTTTTGCATATAGAATGTCTTTTATAGCATCACTCACCTTTGAAGGAGAGTCATTTGCCACAATAGCATCCATTAAATCATCCATACTAATAGTCATAACATTTCCTATAGGTTATTTATATCTCTCCGCCCTTAGGTAATTTTGTCATACCTGAGTCTTTGGATCCTTCGAGATTTGGTTCCATAATTGGAGCACCCAAATCACCTCCTCCAGCAGCTTCTTCACCAACTCCTGGAGCCATACCATTAAATCCATCAACTGCCATTGCTAATTCTGCNGGATCTTGAATAATACCTTCATCGATTTCCTTCTCGATAAGTTTATCTTGTTCTAAGATNTCCTCATCAGATTGGCGAAGAACTTGACGGCGAACCCAATCTTGAGAATAGTACTTACCAATATAAGGTTCTGCCTCCATAGCAAGAGAGAATCTTTCTCTTTGTAACTCAGCATCTTTGAGTTCTGAGAAATGATTGTCATATACAAAGTCAAACTGAATGTTTTCAGCCATTACATCCCAGTCTTCTGGGGTACAAACGTTCTTAAGAAGACATTGAGTTTTTAGCATATCTAAGAATAGATTGCTAAATCTCTTACGCAGTCTACCCACAAACTTAGTAAACTTAAGTTCGTCTCTTAGAATTTCAGAAGATCTACCTAAGTTAAATCCACCGTCTCCTTCAATTCTTGAGATAGGAACATTAAGTGACTTATAAAGTTTCTTTTTAAAGTACTCAATATCTGTAATCTCTCCAAGGTTTTGTCCACCAGGTAATGTAGAGATTTCAGTTCCTCTTCCACCTTCACGTCTAGGTAACCAGAAGTCCTCCATCATAGACATGAACTTCTTGTCATCACGGATTTCTCCAGTGTTTGCATCGTAAACTAACTTGTTACGATACCTCATCATGACATCACGAAGGTATTGTTCTGCCTTCATCTTAGGAAGGTTACCTACATCAATATAGAATATTCTTCTTTCAGGAGCACGAGACAAGCGATAAATTACAAGACTATCCTCAATCATTCTAAGTTGATTGAGTGATTTAATTGCCTTATGAAGGTATGAAAGAACAGAACCTTTGTTTCTATCTACTAGTCCTGAGGTACAATATGCAATTGAATCTTTAGAGAAACGTACACCCTTGGTGTCTGTAAGGTTNCTAGAAGGGTTTAAAGCACCACCTACAGTGTTTTTTGAAGTATACATGAAGTATTCTTCAATCTTAGGAAATGCTTGNTGGACACTATTGATTTCTTTTTGACTTTGTATCGCCTGTATTTTACCCTGATCATTAGGACTTTCTTTTACNGCATGACGAACAAAACGCATTTTCATTGCGTCAATGTAACGCAATTCCTGAATACCCTCTTCAGGTTTCTTCAAATCAATAACTTTATGATAATATAATCTACCGTCTACATACCAGTTGCGATATATCTCATGTGATTTTTTATCAAAATCTAAAAGTTCTTTAATAAATTTAAATTCTTTTCTAAGTTTTTCTTTAATACCATCACTAGCATTTAACTTTGAAAGTTCTATATCTACTGGACTTTGATTTGTATCTGATACTATAGACTCTTGTATAACATCTTCAATTGCACCATCCACTTCTGGATGTAAAGCCATCTCACGATATCTACGAATTAATTCAAACTCATTCTTAAATACACCTTCTAAGTCTACATAGTTGCCAAAAAACCCCGAAGTCATGTAGTAATCACTTTGGTCCGCTTTGGAATCAGGGACTGGTGATACTACTGACTTCGGAGTTTCTTCATTATTCTCTATCGAGAATCCAAATAATTTAGCCATTTATACTATGGTGGACTATACCGTTCATAGTATTTAGTATAGCACAGATATTACCTTATGTCTGCTGCTTCTCTAGCACCAATTACTTCAAAGTATTGAACTTGGAATTCAACGGTGAACTCTTCAATTGAGTCACCAGTTTCATATGAAAGTGCTATCTCAGATATATTCGTTGGGAATATATCAATAAACTTGTAAGCTCTTAGAACATTTGCTTGCTCTGTTGGACCCTTTTCACTTACACCACCTGTTGGTTTAACAGATGAAATAGTAGCTCCTCTTCCTAACTGATAAACAAATCCTTCTTTCATGTATGTACCAGGATTAGTTGCTCCTGTATTGTTATCAAGTTTAGAGATTCCATTACCCCATGCTTCAAAAGCAGTACGTAATCTGAAATCTTCGTCGTTAATAACAGTAATTGTCCAAGGATCGAAAGTTCTGTCTCCAGCAACTTTAAGAATACGTCCTCTAAAAGGAACATCTACAGGTGCTACGTTAGAAGCTGGCATATTAGCAGCTTTGCACATAAAACGTAGAGTACTCTTATCAACGTTTCCGTAAATGCCACCATCAACATATGATGGCATATCTGGAATTGCTACTTCAAATAGATTAGGACGTGCTCCACCACCTCTAAGTGCTGACTTAAAGTTGGATATGGTCCTAACATTTGGTGGGTTTGGGGCGGATGCCATTTGTAGTTACTCCTTACTTAATTAAACTCTACCTGCGACTTCCTCNAAACTAACACCTGTGCGAGTAGCAACAAAGGTTAGTGCAACGAAGTTGATAGATTTGGCGGGCTTGAGGAAGATGTCNGCACGGAATTCATTATTATCAATGACATCTGGTGTGTTGTTTGTTTCGTCGCAAATTACCAAGAAGTCGTATAAACCTCTCTTACTTTGTACGTCACGTAGATATGGTTCTACGATGTTTACGAAGTTTGCACGGGTAATTTCGTCGTTAAACTCAAAGAGTTGTGCTTGTGCAGCACCCTCTAATGCCTGTTCGACTGTAAGGAACAATCTTCTAACGTTAATTCTGTCAAACGCTGAGGCGTAACCAAGGGCAGTCTTGTCTCCGAAGAGCATTATGCCAATACCAGGGCGGAATACAACAGGGTTGATTCGCTTGGTATACAGAGAATCTCTTTGTGCTGATGTTGGATTGAATGCCAACTTAGTAGCGTTGTTAAGAACACCACGCTGCTGTCCAGCAGGAGAGAACCAAGGATAGAACTCTCTGTTAGTTCTAACCATGAGTCCAGCAATGTCTCCGTTTGTTGGAACCCAACGGAATTCATTGTTGAACCTATCAAACATATACTTATAACCACTATCTAAGATTAGATATGAAGATGAATTTGCTCCATCTAATGTGGCAATAACGTTTGATGTTTGTGTTGCAGCGTTGGTTATGTTAACAACGTCTCCACGTTGAGGGCCAGCAACAGCAACGCAATCTTTTCTTGTTTCGGCAATGTCTGCCAACTTATTAATCTTAGCCTGTGATTCTGCTCTTGTGTCAGCACCAGGTCCAGCGATTAGATAATCAACAGCAATTTCATCCTTGGTTTGGAACTTATCATAAGAAGTAATAAGTGAACCAAGTGTTGCCTTGTATCCATTTGCAGAAGTGTAGTTGTTACCACCCTTAAGTGCATAAGTTGTAGCACCAATACCTGCAAAGTATGTTACATCTCCAGCATTTTGTCCCCACTGTGCGTCAGCGTTACTGATAGCAGAGTATTCAGTACCACCAAATCCAGTATTAACTGGGCCAGTAAGACGCATTGCATCAAATGCAACCGATGGATTATATCCTGCAAATGTCTTCTCAGAGAAATCTGCGAGATAATTCTTGTACCAGATTTTAGTTCCAGCATTTCCTGATGACTCAGCATCAACTGCTTTAGATAGTCCTATATGCTTCTCAAGAACATTACCTTTGATTCCAGTAATATTACCAGTATCATCGACAACAACAATATGTAAAGCATCATTTCTAGCACCTCTATCAAGAGCGTACTGGTTGCTCACTGGTTTTTGAGCAATTGACTTCCAGTAAACAGTTGCGTTATCTAATTGGAGTGTTTGAGCATCGTACCAATCAGCAACTGCAGTAGGAGTAAATCCACTAGTTGTATCTACTGTACCAGCAGGAAGTCTTGTGTATAAAGCATCTGAAGTACCAAATGCATAGATACCACCTTCAGTATAATCAACCTTAGTTTCAGTTGAACCACCACCAACTGTTTCTACACGAGAAACAACCTTAACATCAACAGTTGACTTACCACCAACAGCATCAGTTGAAACACCAGTAACGATACCCTTAAGGTAACCTACGAAACTGGAAGTAGTTCCTGCACCAGGAAGAACTGTACTTAGAGGAGCAGTTATACCATAACCAACGGTTACACCAGAACCAGCAAGACTAGTAGAACTTACAGTAAGTGTTTGATCAGCGAAGTCATCAATGAAGCAGACTTTTAAATCTTTTGCCCACTGTCCAGGGTTTTTAGCAGCGTAGTAGAAATCGGTAGCAGAAGTGTAGTTAGACTGATAATCGTCGTAACTCTTAATCTTCAGAGTTGTTGTATTAGCAATACCAACACCAGCATTAGCATTCTTAAGGTCGTCATCATCGGTTCTAGCAACCTTAAGGATACCACCATATGAAAGGAATGACGCTGCAGTCATCCAGTACTCATATTGGGCATCGGTTCCTATTGGCTTACCGAATGTATTGATTAAATCTTGCTCTGTCTCAACAGTAATCGGATCGTCTACTGGTCCGATTTCAAAAGGACCTGCGATTGCACCGATATTATCGAGTACATTATCCGCCCTTCCTACTGTTAGATCTACTTCCCTGATTAATACACCAGGTGATACTAACTGAATAGCCAT